ATTTTTACCGATCAGGGACAAAGAGGTTGTAGTATCATCAATTTTAGTGTCCTGTAAAATTGTTAAAATACTGCCATCTGGTTTATATAAGGTATATGACATTTTTTAAATCTTTATAATATAAAATGTAGTTGTAGTAACACCTGCAACTGAAGTAAGATACAAATTCGGCAAATAGAATGTTCCACCACTGCCACCAAACTTATAATTAATGGCGTTGAATAGTCCAACATAAGTTGAAGTCGATAGAGTTGTTCCATTGCAAATTAACCATCCGGGCGGAGCAACATTAGTCGAGTTAAGTTGCAAAGTTCCAGGAAGAGCATTGTAATTTGTAGCATATATATTTGTCGCATATATACTTCTAAAAGGTAATGCCGATGTTCCAAGATCATAAGTAGTTGCAGTAGTCGGAGATAATACCGAACCACTTTGATAATTTCCAGATAAATCAGTTTTATTTAAATATATTTGACCATTAATTACAACATCTTTCATACTAGATGTGGTATAAGCAGTAATCCCTCGCTCAGTGATTATTTGACCTTTAGCATTAATTGAAGTAGTAGTGGTTAACACTGTTATTGTGCTGGCTATCCTTATTGCTCCGTTAATATCTAAAACTACATTTGAAGACGGAAATTCAGTGTTAACTCCTACTGATGTAGGACCTACCCAAAGAATTGTTTTTAATTCGTTAGTACTTCTACTTCTAGTTCTAAAATTTATGCTACCATCTAGGGCATTGTTAATTATTAAGGCATTGTTATTTTCTTTATAAAATTGAATAAAATCAGTCGACGATTTTCCATTAATATTAACAATAATACCATCTCTTCCCAAAGCCCCAAGTTGATTAGATGGAGTATTAAAAACTATTTTTCCGGTAACTATTTGTCCATCTATAGAATTATCATCTTTCCTTAAAAATGAACTTGTTTGATAAAAAATTTGACCAATATTTAACCCGAATGCGGAAGTTGCATTGCCTTGAATTGCTCCAAAACTAGCGACATTGGTTCCGGTAGTTAGTCGTATAAAACCACTAATTGAAGATTGTGGAATAAACTGAGCATCAGAAATAATCGATTGTACTTGTCCATTTACTAAATTTTTAATAACATTATGTGATACACCGTCAGTATCGGTAATTGTGTCAGGAAATGTGCCTGTATTCGAACTCGAACCTGCAGTTGGGGGACCAATCAAAGTCCATCCATTCGGTCCATAAAGTTTAAGTTGATTATTATTTGTATCAGCCCATATATCGCCAAATTTTAAATTTGATGTTGGGGCGGAACTTTGTTGATAAATTCCTCCAATTGCAACCCACCCAACTCCGTTCATTACTTTTAAAACTTTATTATAAGAATTACCAGTATCGTACCAAACTTGTCCTTCGATAGGACTTGATGGAGGAATAGGGCCGGAGAAATTTTCTAAAAGATGTAAGAAGTTTTCTGCAATTTTTAAACCATAATTAGGATAACCACTTCCAACTAGGCTTAAACTAGTATCAACACTATTAATTCCAGGCGGCATGCTTGGAACTACTATGCTAGTAGTTTTAGTTAGATCTGAATACTTTAATGTATACGCCACAATTAAAATCCACTAGTTAAGGATTGTATTCGAACAGTATAATCTATCTGGATCATTCTATTAAGAGATTTTTGAACCGGATGAAAGATAACATGCGTTAAAAGATTTCCTGTACCCGGTCCTGCTTCAGAATAAGACATTAATCCGATTTCGTCAAAAACAAAATTTCCATCAGTATCAACAGCATCATCGAATGCTGTTTGCCCGCTAGGCTCACTAAAATCTAATAAACAACTAACCATTACATCACTATAAGGGGCACCGGCAATATGCCGAAATTCCATAAAATTCCTCGATGGATCTAAATTAGAACTTTGTAATGGGTTTACAGTTTTTTGATATGTTTTATTATAAAGGCCTGCATTTTGACCAACTGTATTTGGAGTAAGATAAACAATAATTCCACTTTCATCAATCCTAGTTCCGCCATTACCAAATGCCATCTCACTAATAAAACCATAACCTTGATTGCTTATAGACTGTGCTAAAGCTATGCTAAAATTTTCATAATGAATTGCGTTTTTCTTGTCAATAAAAACAGTGTTTGTTTGAGGGTCAAATATTTTAATATGCCCTTCAATATGAATTTTAGTTATATCTTTACTTTGCATGTACCGGCCTCGTTTATCTAATATTTATCAACAATTATAACATGAAGATTTAATGTATTTTGCTTAACCTTTTGGTCTTATTTTTGCCCTAGGAAATACTGGACCGGTAGTTGGTCTATTTTTAAATGTTGTTCTCGGAAAACTTCTTCCGCTTAAGGGTCTTTCCAATACGTAAAATAAGTATCTATTGTTGCTGTTTCCAAACCACTCATAGTTACCATAACTTGAACCCGTAGATCCTATTTGATTTTTTTTAGAATTTGTTATCAAATAAGTTAACGCCTCACCATTAGATAAGTTTTGATTTTGTTCTGCGTAGCAGGCCAATATCCCGCAGACCTGTGGACTAGCCATACTAGTCCCAAAAATACTACCTAATTTATAAATCGAATTTCTAGGATCATTTGCTAAAGTAATTCCCCATTCACTAGCAGCACTTGTATCAAAAACTGAAGAAACAATATAAGAACCCGGAGCCCATATATCAACTCGAGAACCGTAGTTGCTGTAATTGCCTTTATATTCCTGCGTTCGAGTGCCGACGCTACCAACTACAATAACGCCCGGTGTCATACCTGGACTAGTACCTCGAGAATGAAAATACTGTGTACCTCCTATAGTAACACTATTATTGTAATCTAGATCTCCCGGATAAGCAGAATTCCAGTAACTATTACCGGCCGATGAAACTACAATAACACCATCTGCAATTGCATCTACAACATCAGCATTGAGAGCAGCCTGAATAGAAGACATTTCATGCAAATATGTTCCAAATGGAACTGGAACTCCATTTGCTTCTAAAGATATTTTCTTATTAGCATCAGTTAATCCCGATATATCTGTAAAAGTGCCTCGGTAAGTATGACCAGAAATAATTGATAGATTAATATCATTATAACTATATGCCCAACTATGATTAGTAACAGTGGGATTCCTTCTTCCAGTCGCAGGATTAATAGATTTATTTTTATGAAAGGCTCTTAGATAATCAAAAATATAAAGTTCCCAATTGGCTGGAGAATTTGTACCTGCATAGTCAAATTCCATATTGTAAATATTAGCATCTCGCGCCCACCCTTGAGTATTACCTGCTACGGTGCCTGCTACGTGTGTTCCGTGATTGCTAGAAATGTTACTGTAATCGTATGGTCCTGTTGTAGATATTCCAAGATAAGAACTTAATGAAAACCAATTGAATTGATTAACTCTAGTTCCGCCTGTACCGTCCGGATTTACTGCAAATTCAGGATGGTTAGGATTAATGTGTGCATCGACAACAACAACATCTACATTTTTTCCAGAACTAGTAGTAGTTATAGTTTGAGTTGATTGTGTAAATGAACCATTAGTACCCCAATTTGACAAAGGATTCCCTGCCGTTATTCTATACAACCCCCAATTTTTATCATTAGAATCAATAGTACTACTTTTTTCAAAATTTCCTGTTTGTAACCAATGACTGACAACTTTAATACCTATTTCTCTAGGGGGACGTTCTACTGCTATCACCCTAGGGTCATTTTTTAATTGTGCGGCTTCATCATCAGATAACATAAAATGTGTATTTCTACTGATTTCTCTTAACTGAGTTATGTCAACAGTTCTATTCGGAATATAAAGATTCCCGCCAGGCGATTCCATATCTTCGATAATTGAATCTGCATCTTCCATTGTTTTAGCAGTAACAATATATTCTTTTAACTGTGTTTCGTACATAATTATTCTTCTAATTTCAACACTGTTAATGTCACTGTTATGGGTGCTGTAACAGTTCCATTATTGGAAATTTTCAAAGGAATATCATTAGTAGGAGTGATTTCATTATTAAATCCAATTATACCGGGTGCAAATGCAACTATACCGGATTGAGTAGTTATAACTTCTGCAATTACCCCAGAATCAGGTGC